TCGTTGATAGTATCGACTTTCTTGACACCCTCTCTTGGCTCACGCAATGCTAAAATCTTTGGCTTGCCTCCAGGTGAGAAATCAGTTTTTGCTGTATGGCCCACTTCTATTCTTGCTGTACAACCAATCAGATTGGATATATCAAAACCTTTTAGCTCTTGCTCGGTAAAACTTTTACCACGCCAGCTCTCTAGATCTTTACGCAGGGCCGCAGCCTCAAACAAAGATGCGGTGTAAGTTTTGAAGACACCGAAAGGTCTGCCGTCTTCCATGGTTATTGGATTGTTTTCTGGATCTAGTGCATGAGTAATTTCAAAACATAAATGCACTCTGGTTTTCTTGCTGGCAACGCCTTTGTATTCTTGGTCAGTTGTGCCCATATCTACAATGCTGTAGCAAGTGCCTTGGTAGATACCTGGTTGTAAATTCGGTAGATCTCCGCCACCACCTTCGCCACTAATTGTTAAGCTCATAATTATTTCTCCTCCATAATGTGTTTGCAAAATTTAATAAACTTGGATATTATTCTATAACCATTTGCAATACAAAGCAAACAACAATTTAAACGGGATGATTGATGTCATTAAAAATAAAAGGACCTAACAAAAATTTCAACGCACCATTCACAAAAGATTATGTATCACAGTTTCAAGATTTTCTAGCCACTAATGGCTACGAACCCGATCCCAAAAAGGGACTGATTACCGATGGCTCGGTAGGTCGAGCGTACATCAACATTGGTAATCAGAGAAAGCTCGTCGGCTGGTATCAAGCATGGCTTGACCAATCAACCCCCTTTGGCCGTATAGGTGATTATCGTATCAGCACGGACCAGCCGACAGCGATCTGGAAACCAGAGAACAGTCAAAAGTTTCGCATGACTAAAGAGCAACGCGCCGAGATTGAGGAGCTTAGACGCCAAGCCGAAGTCAAGTCAGCAGAAAAGTATTCGCAGGCCGCGCAGCGTTCGCAGTCTATTTGGGAGCAGTGTGAGGAAGTACAAAGACATGCTTACCTGGAGAAGAAACAAGTCTTGTCCTATGGGTTACGCAAAGACAAACACGATAATTTAGTTATCCCACTCAAAGACAAGCAGGGTTCTATTGTTGGACTACAGTTTATCGCTCCCGATGGCACCAAGCGTTTTCTCACTGGTTCTAAAAAAAGCGGTAGCTTTTTTCTTCTCGGCAGAGAAATATTTAAAACAAGCGACAGCTTAAATTACGCCGAAGGCTATGCCACTGCCGCATCTATATACGCTGACCGCTCACAGCCGGTGGTCGTGGCGTTCGATGCTTACAATCTCGTTAAGGTCGCAGAGGTTATGTATCAGTATTTTCCAAGACACAAGCACGTCTTTGTCGCGGATAATGATGATAGTAAAACAGGTGAGAAGGAAGCACAGAAGGCAGCGGCCTATATACAAAAGCAGGGCGGTTACGCCGAGATCCAAATGCCAGAGAGTAAAGGCGACTATAACGATCATAAGAACGAAGTTGAAGTGGTGGAAGGCGAAGTGATCTTGCAGAATGTCGATGTCCCGGTGGAGTACGACTTTAGTCGTAGTGCAAGCGGACGCTTCCTAAACACCAAAGACAATATCGGTGGGGTAATGAAAGTGCACAATATCGATGTGCGCTACAACGTGATAAAGAAGAAGATGGAGATAGACATACCGGACACAACCTTCATCGCTGACATGCAAGAAGAGGCGTCGCTGATTGAGGTTGAAAACCGATGTATTAATATGGGCATACCGCATACCAAGGTGAGGGATTATCTCAAGATCCTGGCGCGTGAATATAACCCGGTAAAAGAATGGATAGATAGCGAGCCGTGGGATGGACAAGACCGACTACCTACCTTTCTCAATTCGCTGACTACAGAGGAGTCCGCGCAGCTTAGAGATTTGTTACTCAAGAAATGGTTAATCTCTTGTGTGGCTGCCGCCTATGAAAAGAATGGCGTTGAACTCGAAGGCATACTCGTTTTGCAGGGCGCCCAAGGACTCGGTAAGACCTTATGGTTCAAGCGCCTATGTGATTACAATAAAGGCTGGCTCTTGGAGGGTGCAACGCTCAACCCTTCTGACAAAGACTCTGTAAAGAGAGCGGTAAGTCATTGGATTGTAGAGCTAGGCGAAATCGAGTCTACCTTTAAAAAGTCCGACATAGACCAGCTGAAAGCGTTTGTCACGTCGAAGACGGATGAACTGAGGCTACCCTATGACCGAGCGTTTACGACCTATCAGCGCCGCACGGCGTTTTATGCTAGTGTCAATGCCCGCGAGTTCTTAACGGACACGAGTGGGAATCGTAGATTTTGGGTACTCGCTGTCAGAGATATAGATGTCAATCACGGCGTCAACATGCAACAGTTATGGGCCCAGGTTAAAGAAACAATGTATGTGCCTGGACAAAAGAATTGGTTTCTCTCGCCAGATGAGCGTGAGCTCTTGCAGGATAGTAATGAGCAATACCGAACACAATCGAGTGTGGAAGATCTTATCTTGGAGCATGTGGACTTTACGAGCGACCGCACTAAGGCAGTCCAGATGACTAAGCTCTTGCGCGATTTGGGGATTAAATCCCCAAGGATGCCAGACTTCAAAGAAGCAAGCCGTGTCCTACACGAAAGAGGCATCGAGCCGCGCAGAAGTAATGGCAAGAAGATATATGACATAGATTACACGCCGATAGAGGATGACATGGGCGGATCATTAGGGAGTAATTGGAGTGATTAAACAAATGAAAAAAATAGGCAATGCTACCTTGTATTGTGCTGACTGTAATGATGTCTTGCCCTTACTTAAAGACATAGATGCCTGTGTCACAGATCCGCCATACGGCCTATCGTTTATGGGCAAGCAGTGGGATTATGATGTTCCTAGTGTAGATATTTGGACGCAAGTCCATGATGTATTAAAACCTGGTGCACATCTTCTATCATTTTTTGGCTCTCGTACTTATCACAGAGGAGCTATTCCGATAGAGGACGCAGGGTTTGAAATACGAGATCAGTTGATGTGGCTCTATGGCAGTGGCTTTCCTAAGTCGCATAACATAGGTAAGGCTGTAGATAAATTGCCAGGAAATGAGAGAGAAGATTTAGGGGAATACGAAGGATGGGGTACAGCACTTAAGCCAGCACATGAGCCTATCGTTATGGCGAGGAAACCATTTAAAGGCAGTGTAGCTGAGAATGTGTTAGAGCATGGTACAGGCGGTATCAATATAGATGAGTGTCGGGTTGGAACAGAAAAACTCGATACCTCTAAAAATAGAAGAAAGAAAAGCTCGCAAAAGAAAACTGTCTTTAAGTCTGGTTTTGACAATAAGCCTGGAGGTGAAATAGTTGAGGGCAGATTTCCAGCCAATGTCATGCACGATGGATCTGAGGAAGTGCAAGAGATATTTGCAGATGCGGCTCGTTATTTCTATTGTCCAAAAGCAAGTAAGAAAGATAGAGATGAGGGGTTGGATATGGTTGTTGAAAAACCTATGGCTTGGGAAAACCAAGCTAAAGCTGAATTAAAAAGAGGCAATATAGATTTTAAAGCTGTTGGAGACAGCACCAAACACAATCAAGTACAAATGCGAAAAAACAATCACCCAACAGTCAAGCCAACGGAGTTGATGCGTTATTTGTGTCGCCTGGTCACACCGAAAGGTGGAGTTGTGCTTGATCCATTTATGGGTAGTGGTAGCACAGGTAAGGCGGCGGTCATGGGTGGTTATAAATTTGTGGGTATAGAAATGGACGAAGAATATTTTGAGATAGCATGTGCTAGGTTGCAAGCAGCACAAAAACAGCGAGGTTTGTTTTGATAGTAGACTTGGTGCTTGGAGTGTTAGGTACACTGTTTGGGATGCTTGCCGTGAGCATACTCTTGTTCATGCTATATATAATATTTGATAAAGATTAGCAGATATATGCAAAGGTTTTTAACAAAAGGGTATAGTAAAGGGTATAGTAAAGGGTATGCTGAAATGCTGTATCTATGCGGGTTTAAGCTACTATTAGTGTATAGTGTATCTATATATAAAGATATTATTATTTAGTGGTTATAAGATGGTATTCTTATGGGTTACAAATAGGGTATTTAGAAATGGTTATACACTACCCTCTATACACTGGTTAAATTATGAATGAATGGCATGGCGGTAAAGGATCTAAAAAACGTCCGTATGATCCAGAGGTTTTTGATAGAGAGTTTGATAGAATATTTAAACGCAAGAAAGTTAAAGCAATGTGTGAGAAATGTGGAAAGTATATTGCATTACAAGATATTAAAACGCATGACTGCAAGGAATAGATATGCCAAAGAAGATTAAGAAGAAACCAATCGCCGATGCGCCATTGCAATTTGACAAAGACGAGGAACACGGCTTAACCGAAATGCAGGCCAGCTTTGTTTGGCATTACACCGAAGGTGCATGCGGTATGACGGAAGCAGCCAGAAAAGCTGGGTATGAGTTTCCAAGTCAGTCGGCGAATAAATTATTGAACGGCAAAGATTATCCGAACGTGGTTAAAGCCATTCGGATTAAACAAGATGAGCTTGCTGAAAAGTATGCAATTACTCCACAGAAGACTGGCACGATGTTGTGGAAAGTTATGGAGAGTGCATACGAAAGTGGACAGTTCAATGCAGCGGTCAGTGCTATCAAAGAGCTAAATCAACTCGCCGGTTTATCCATCAATAGATCCCAGAACATAAACATAAATGCTAACCTGGAGAAGATGAGCAGGGAGCAAATCAAGGAGCGCTTGGGACAATTACTAGGTGCTGAAACATCAAACTACTCTGCAAAAGATAAATAGATCAATAACTTGCAAATGGCCGCTTTCCAGTCGGAAAGAAAAATTTTTGACTTTTTTTAAAAAAATGCTCTAAGTTATTGATATTGCGTACTTTTTTGGGTGTGCAATCCTGTATTCTTTTGTGCAACTATGTGCAACTTGTGAGCACAATAGCAACACGCAATAAATTGGAGTCCCTAGAGGCCGCTTTTTTACTGACATTTGGTTTTTTTAGGATCCCTACACCCCCATATTTGCCGACGCGTATGCAAGTGCGTATAGAACTAAGTTAGACACACTAAATCACAAGAAAAACTCAAGGCAAAAAAATTTTGTGAAAAAAGTTTCGCAATGCGTTTGCAATTTTTTGCATATTTTGAGAAACTCTATCAATGCCGATTAACTCCAGAAATAAAGGCGCAGCATTTGAACGTGACATTGCGAAGATCCTCAATGGTTTCTTTGCCGACAACGACATAGATTTCCAAACCAAACGCAACCTAGACCAATACCAACAAAAAGATCTATGCGATTTGGATATACCCTTTCATGCGGTTGAGTGCAAATTCTACAAAGAAGGCGAATGGCTAAAGTCCGCCTGGTGGAATCAAGTTTGCAGTGCCAGTAATGGCAAGATTCCTGTATTGATATTTAAGTTCAACCGCAGACCGATCCGAGTGTGCATACCCTTGTATGCAATTAACCTAGAGTGGCCGCACGAAAACGACAAGATCTGTGTCATGGCGATAGATGATTGGCTTGATACGCTAAAAAATAACTGGCAGAACTATGAGCGACAATATTCTACCTAATCACGGCGTAACCGGTCTGTCTGTCAGCCAAGATGATGTAGAACTGTTCTTAGATTATGTAGTTGAAGCCGAGGGAATCGTGGCCAAAGTGCACGATAAAGGCGATGAAATCGAGCAAACGACTGTCCGGGACGCTACTATTTACTATATTGATGAAAAACAGACGCGTTTGTACCAAATTTTGAACAAAATTGCCTTTTCAGCCAATAAATACTTCAAATATGACATTACTGGCATAGAAAAAGCGCAGATTATTCACTATAAAGCGCCATCTAACGGCTATGAATACCATTTAGACATAGGACCAGAGGGTACAGCTGCGCTGCGGAAGATCAGCATGAGCCTTTTGCTCAACGAAGACTACGAAGGCGGCGAAATTTGCTTCCGTTCCAGCGAACATGAGAGCTGTACGCGCCCAAAGATGGGTGAAGTAGTAGCATTTAGCTCGTTTTTGTCACATAAAGTCAAACCTGTGACCAAAGGCGACAGATATGTAGTTGTTGCTTGGTTTAACGGACCGCCGTTTCGTTAGGATCCTTATTGTCCTGGTTTTTCTCTAAGATTTCTTTTTTTCTGGCCTTAAAATCTGCGATTAATTTATCGTAATGCTTGGGACTCATACGCTGCATAGTTGCTACAGCTTTTTTGTTGTCCCGGTAATGATTTTCTAGGCTTTCCACTGTATCGGTTGGCATGAAGTGAAACATAGCCAGGTAAATGCTTTCTGCAAAGTCAAATTTCTTTTTACTATCTGGATCCCAGATAGGTATAGGAGGTATTTGTGGCATAACTAATTCCAGATAGGAAAGTCAAAGCCTTGTTTTACGAGGTCGTTATAGATTCTTTCAGCCTCTTCTTTTGAATACGGCTCAAGTTGATCTTTGCGACGCTCACTAGAATTTTCTGTGTACCAATCTTGGAAGGTCGGCACATAAATTTCTTTTTCAGCTCCACTTCTCATAAGTTTCCTCCAAATCATCTTTATCAACAAAACTTACCTGGTTAGTTTCTTCGTCTAGGAATCTAACCTTACCCTCGTCATTATAGCCATAAAAATATCCGAATATGGCATGACCTAATAATTTTACACGTTGGCCGTGTTCAAGATTTGTTTTCATCTCTCCTCCTTTTATATTCTTTGATTAATATTTCTGCCTCCCGATTGCAGTTATCTGCAAGTTCGTTGAGTGCATCAATTTCTTTTAGGATCTGGTCTTTTTCTAACAAGTTGGTCACATTCGGCAGCTGATCTTCTAGATCTTCTATCTGACTAGTGCAAAGGTCCCGGAAACGACTAGCCACATCTTCTAAGTGAATGACATTGTCTTTAGTCATCAATGCAACCACTTAGGCAAGCCGTTCGGATATTTAAACGCCAGCTTGAATTGTTGTAGATCTTTAGGATCAGTAATAATGTTTTCCATAATATCGATTATAGAATCATTGTCGGTAAATTTATATTTAGCCTTTAGCTTTGGCATTATCTGATTAAAGTATTTAAACTTCATAACTCCTCCTTAATAGATTTGTAACATTCTTGAATCATTTTTTTGAGCAGCTGGCCCGTGCCAACTCCATAATGTTTTTTCACAGCGGTCAACATCTTTTTAGTATTTGGATCTATTCTAAACTGAATAGTCGCTGTGTTTGGTTTCGATACATCAAATTCTAATTTCATAGGTCCTCCGAAATAATTTAAGATAAGAATACTATAAGTTATAAATAGTTGCAAATATTTGTGCATTTGTTATTATTGTCTTGTGAGTAACAAAAACAAGGAGAAGAGAGGCAGCATGAAAACAATCCCGGTTACATTGCAGCTTGCTAAAATCTTTTACAGCGAGTTTCATAGAACCAACAAACCACCAGTAGGCCACAAGAAAAGTTATGTGGCCTTACTCGGTGACGAGTGGATTAAGTGCATAATGGTTGATCCGATGGATCTACCAGAAGCCTGGTTGAAAGACGAACACGAGGATCTAAGGATTAGGTACGACGATGCCGGCGATTGTTACTTATACACAAAAGGACAGATTGTTGGTATCTGTACAATCGGCAGACCAGTTGCTAGGTGGACAGATCCTAAAGTATATGAGTTTACTAGAATATGTTTTAACTTTGAGCCTAAGACTAACAAAGAGAGAAAGTATTACAGCAAGTTTATTAGAGAGGCCATGTCCGATTTCCAGCTGTACCACCAGGTATCTAAATTTGTGACTTACATACACGATTACCAAAGCGGCAGATATTTAGAATACGCTGGATTCAAAAAAGATAAGCACATCAAATACAGTGCAAACAACAAAGGCTGGGAAACCAGGCCCAACAGATCACATTCAGATTTAAAACCAAAACTAAGATTTATTAAGGAGGCAGCATGATGGATAAAAAAGAAAAAGATTGGTTCGTATCTTATTGTTTAAGTTATTACGGCAAAAACGAAATATTTGATATAGGAGCTACAAAAGAAGAAATAGAAAAAGCTATCGAAGTCAGACAAACTGACCAAGAAGGCATTTTGAGAGAGTTCAACAAACCCTTATCAGAAATTGAGTTTGATGGAGATTCCATCGACAGAGAAATGATAAGAGATATTGTTTTAACTCTAAGAGGTGAACAACCATGGGAAACCATATTTTCTTCAACGCCTTTTGGAGATAGAAAATGATTGAACCAAGAAAACAAGTAAACAATATCTACGGCTATATCAGAGTATCATCTGAGCAGCAGGTCAAAGACGGATCTTCACTCGACGAGCAAAAGAAGTCGATTGAGGAGTTTGTCGCCAACAAATACGGCGGCAGGAAAGTTGACAAGTTCTTTACCGACGCTGGCATTAGTGGCATGAAGCCATTACTCGAAAGACCAGGCTCCAGAGAGCTGACTGACACCATGGACGCAAACGACGTGATAGTAGCAACCAAACTAGATAGGCTTGCAAGATCTTTTTTAGAAATGGTTAATATGGTGCCAACGCTAGAAGAGTCTGGAATAACATTATTCTTCTGCGATATGTTTGCAGATATACCAGTGGTTTTGCCCAAAGAAAAAGCTAAGACAGGTCTTGAGGCAAAAATGGATATGACTAGACTTGCTAACCAAAACCTACTGACTAATATGGCGCAGTTTGCTGAGATAGAAAGAGAAATGATTATGTCCAGGCTCAACGGCGGCAAGTTAGTCTATGCGGAAAAAGGCTACTCAATCGGCGGACATGTACCTTTTGGTTATACCAAAGAATACGACGACTCTGGTAGCAGAAGAAGGACTAAGCTAGTGCCAGTTCCAGAGGAACAAGCGGTCCTTAAACACATCAAAGCGCTTAGAGAAAAAGGTTTGGGTGCTAGAAAGATAGCCACGCAGATACAGAACTCACATCCTGGCTATGAGGACTTTCCGTATCACAAAGTCCAGAGGATTCTTATGAGAAAGTTCCAAGGCCTGCACGATTAGAAATATTTAGAGTTTCAGTTATAATCATAAAATGCGCGACATCAACGACATAAATATATTTGACACCCCAACATTATTTGACAGAGCTATGTCCCTTGAGGATATGAATAACATGTTGTTGACAGCTCCTCAAACAGATGTATCTCAATATATCAAACCCGATAACAGAGATTTCCTAGACAAAGGCATAGAGGAGTACGAAGCAAACGTGCCTTTGCTTGGCCAAATATTAGCAGGCTTTACGCCACCAGGTATGGCCATAGATGTTGCAGCCGCCGGTAAGTATGGTCGTGATTCTATCAGAGACTTTAAAGAAGGCGAAATAGGCGAGGGGTTTAAAAATCTCGGTATCGCAGGATTATCTGGTCTTGCGGCGGTTCCGCTTTTTGGAGAGCTTGCAGCTCTAGCCAAGCAACCAGTAAAAGCAAGTCTAAAAGCGCCTGGAGGTATTAGGTCTTTGGACGAAGACATGTTAGATATGCAAAAAATATTAGATGATCCAAAACTCTCTAACGCCGACAAAACCAAACAAATGGAAAATCACCCAGCTATAGTCAAAGCTGAAAATAAAATGAACGACATGATACCAACAGAACAAATGCCTGGATATGGCACTCCGGAGTGGGCAGCCACTAGACAATTTAATTTTGCTGGCAAAGATGTTGTTGGATATTCAGCAGCCGCAGATGAGCTTTATCAAGGCGGCAGATCTTTAGCCTACATTGAACAAGGATTAGAAGTTCCAGCAAATGTTATGGCAAAAAACTCTGGTAAAAAAATTGCTACTATAGTTATCGGTCCACCAGCGGCAGGAAAAAGTGCAATTTCAAACCCGCTTGCAATTAAATATAACGCCACGATTATAGATCCAGACGAAGCAAAAAAAGTTCTTCCAGAGTTTCAAGGAGGTATAGGTGGCAATGCTGTGCATGCAGAGTCACAAGCAATAATCAACGATGTTGCTGAAATTGCAATGCAAAGAGGTGATAATTTATTATTTCCAACTGTAGGAGGCAACCCGCAAAAAATTAGAAACAAAATAAACATTCTAAAAGACAATGGTTATGAGGTAAATTTGGTTTTAACAGACCTAGATCCAGATTTAGCCATGGTAAGAATGAACCAAAGGTTCATCAAAAAAGGACGTTTGATAAATGCCGATGCAGCAAATAACTACAAAGGCAAATCAAGCGAAACATATGATATATTAAAAAAGGAGGGTATAGCAGATGGTTATGGAAAAATCGACACAACCACAAGGATTGGCGAGCCTAAAACAATCTTCGACGACACCGCAGAAATCTTCAAAGACACTAATCTTTGATTACGATGCAGCCGAAGACAGAGGCGAAGCTATGGCAAAAACAGCTGTGCACCAACAGGTAGTGCAAGATGTATTAAAAAAATATGACTAACAAAGAAAAAATCATAGCGGCTATAGCAAAAATAGACTCAATGTTAAGTTTAGACTTTATGACGGATCCTGTAAGAGAGGAGCTCAATAATGTCAAAACCTTGCTAGTAGAAGTCCGCGACAGCATGTAATGGCCAACATTAACGGCTGGGGTAGAGGCACCTGGGGACAAGGCGCTTGGGGTACGGCTCTACCGGTAGAATTATCTAGTGTTGGATCAATAACCTCTGGTCTTGGCAGCGTAACTGTTGTTGCTAAAGCCAATGTGGTACCAGCTACTCAAGTTATAACCTCTGGACTAGGAGCAACCAGCGTTATTGCAGCTGCTATTGTCCAGCTTACAGGTCAAGCAATTACATCTGGCTTGGGAGCTCCTGGAGTAGTTGCAAAAGCTAATGTAACACCAGCTACACAAAGTATCACTTCGGCTATCGGATCGGTAATCGTTCACGAAAACGAGGTCATAAATCTAACTGGCTTTGATATTGCTGCAAGTTTAGGCACACCGACCATAGATGCAGGAGCCATAGTTAGCCTTACAGGTCTAAGCGTAACAGCGAGTCCAGGCTTTATTATGGTGTACGGAGAGATTGATACTGACCAAACTCCAAGCTATGCAGAGGTGAGTACCACACAAACACCTGGGTACTCAGAGGTTGCGACAAGTCAAACTCCAAACTATACTGTTATAGACGCTGGCAGAGATGCGGCATGATACATAAGAGGACATAAATAATGGCAACGTATGTAAACGATTTAAGATTAAAAGAGATAGGCACTGGAGAATCCAGTGGTACCTGGGGATCTGAAACAAATACCAATTTAGAACTAATCGGTGAAGCGCTTGGTTTTGGTACCGAGGCCATAACCACTAACGCCGATACACACACCACAACTGTAGCCGATGGATCGACTGATCCGGGTAGAGCTATGTATCTAAAATACACTGGTACATTAGATTCTGCTTGTACGATAACGATTGCACCAAACACCATGAGTAGGATGCACTTTATTGAAAACGGCACCAGTGGATCACAAAACATAATCATTTCACAAGGTACAGGCGCTAACGTAACCATACCAGCTGGCGATGTCAAAGCAGTTTATTTAGACGGCGCAGGATCCGGCGCAGCCGTGACCGATGCTTTTGCTAGTTTAAATGTCGTAGATCTCAAAGTAGAAGATGATTTAACAGTTACAGATGATGTTGCCATAGGTGGACTAGCTACAGTGGGCGGCACACTAGGAGTTACAGGTGCCATAACAGCCAACGCAGGTGTAAATGTAGATAATATTTCTATAGATGGTACTACTATTGCTTTATCTAGTGGAAATTTAACATTAGATGTGGCGGGTAATTTAGTATTCGATGCAGACGGCGGTGAATTTCAATTTCACGATGGCGGCACTAACATTTTAGAAATAGCTAATTCTTCAAGTGATGTAATTATAAGACCAGCAGTACAAGATAAAGATTTAAAATTTAATGGTAATGATGGTGGTGCTGCAATAACTGCCCTTACCCTCGATATGTCTAATGCGGGTGCTGCAAACTTCAATGCCGGTATATCTATAGGTGGAACAGAAGTAATTAACACGTCAAGAAATTTAGTCAATATAACTAACTTAGTTGTTGATGAATTAGATATTGGTGGAGATACAATTACGGCTTCGGATGATTTTATAATTGATGCGGCAACAGATATTATCCTTGATGCCGATGGCTCAACTATAACTATGAAAGATGGTGGTACTACTAGAATTACATTTAATTTAGATGCTACACCAGATTTTGTTATGGCAGGTGGTAATGCAAGTATAACTGCTTCTACATCGGATGCAGACTTATCATTTATAGGAAATGATGGTGGTTCAGATGTTACTGCTCTTACCCTTGATATGTCCCAAGCAGGTAGAGCTACATTTAACGAAGGTATAGTTTGTAAATCTTCAACAGGTGGAGACTTTGGTGTAAATATAAATACCGCTTCAGGTGATTCAATGACCATGCAAGTTGTTGACACTGGTACAGGAGGAGCAGCTAATGGTGTAATAACTGTAAGTGATGGAGATTTAATTTTAAGTCCATCAGCTAATTGTGGAATTGGAACGAGTAGTCCTTCATCGCTGCTTCATGTTGACGGTTCTTTTTCAGGAACAGCAGTAACAATTCACAATACTGCGGGTGCTTCTAGCAGTGATAGAGGTTTAGATGTAGAAACAAGCACTACAGGAACAAGTGTTCAAAGATGGATTAACGCTGGTTCAGAGTTAGCAAGAGTATCTGCAACTGGTTATTTAATGATAGGAACTACGAGTACAACCATAGGAGGTTCTAGTGGTGCTGGAAATGAAGGAGCTCTTTTAGGAGGTTCTCTTGGTAACGCGATAGCTGTTAGTAATGCTGGATGTTTAGATTTAAACAGAAAAACCACAAACGGAACAATTTTAGAATTTAGATTTAATGGCTCTAGTACTGGTAGTATTTCTACCAACGCAAACTCTTTGCCATCTGATAGAAATTTTAAAAAAGATATAGAAGATTTAAACATAGGTTTAGATTTAATAACTAAATTAAATCCTGTTTCCTACAACTATAAAATAGATAACGATGGAACGCCTAAAATGTTTGGTCTTATTGCACAAGACTTAGAGCAATCTTTAGAAGAAGTTGGTGTAGATAAAAATAGCGTACAACTATTACAACATAAACCTAATGATGATGAAAAAGAATCTGATTATAGTTTAGATTATTTAAAATTAACGCCTATACTTATTAAAGCTATACAAGAACAACAAGAACAGATTGATGCCTTACAATCTGAAATTAATATTTTAAAAGGAGAATAATATGGCAATATCATATTCTTGGGACTGTAAAACTTGTGATACATACCCTACAAAAAGTGGTAAATCAAATGTGGTGCATAACGTACATTGGAGACTTACTGCAACAGACGACACTAATACAGACAGTGATGGCAACAACTGGACTGCAAGTACATACGGCACACAAGCCGTTAGCACAGATGATCTGTCTAGTTTTATAAACTGGTCAAGTCTTACCAATAGTGATGTACAGGCATGGGTTGAAGCTGGATTAGGTAGTGATAAAGTTACTAGCATGAAAGCTGGACTAGATGCACAAATATCTGAAAAAGTTAGTCCTAGTTCTGTGCAAAAAATTTTAAGCGAATAAATTATTTATAGAGGTAGTGCAAAATGGAAGAAAGACAATTATTTTTAAACATGTTACAGCTTATTGATGTCAGTTCAAAAAGAGGTGCATGGGGTGGTAACGAGCTTGAAGCCGTTGCTTTAACAAGGAAAGCTGTCGTGGAAAAACTTAAAAGTTTGGAAGAGTCAGTAGAAGAAAATGTTGAAAGTCTACAAGACGCAGACAAGGAGGAATGATGGACTTTATTGTTAATATAGTAGGTATTGTGACAGCAGTTGTAACTATAAGCAGTATTATAGCTGCAATTACGCCAACACCAGCCGATGATGTTTGGATTGGTAAATTGTATAAATTAATTGATCTTTTGGCTTTGAATATTTTAAAAGCTAAAAATAAACCTGGAGAATAATATGAGTTGGTGGAAAAAGGTAGTTGACTATTGGACTAACACAGAACGAAAAAAAGTTAGAGCTAGAAATGAACAAGGCCAATACGTTGGCGATGATAAATCTACACCGGATGTCAATGAGGCATATACCGAAGTTAGAGTTAAAAAAACAAAGAAAAAATAATGTCAGATTTACGTCAAGCAATGGATAAAATAGCAGCACACGAAAAAGAGTGTGCTATTAGATATGCAAACATAGAACAAAGACTAGCAGATGGATCGAAAAGATTTGATAAGCTAGAAACTATGTTATGGGCAGTATATCCTTTTATTGTCGGCGCAATAGTAGCAGCGAGTTTTGTATGAGTACACAAGGTCAATTTAGCGGAGATATGGACAGAAACGAAGTCGAAATGGACTTAAATAAGTTTATGGACATGGTAAGAGAAATATCAGCTCTTAAAGATAAAATAAGAGAACTTGAAGATGTGACAAATGTAAACCCTCATCAAAAATGGATTCATTTGGCTCAAGCCGTAGATAGCTGGAGAATATTTCCAAGGTTGTTTTTAAGTGTTTACATCTACCTTTTATATTATTCGACTATTTGGTTTATGGCACTAGAAGATCCTTCCATGTCACAATCTGGACTTATTTCTATCATTGTCGGCGCAGGAGCAGCATGGTTTGGTCTTTACGCTGGCACCTCTGGAGCATCTAAAAGTTTTAAAGGTGAAGATAAAGGATGAACCAAGGTATCAGCTTAATTGCTGATGTAGGTTTACCGATCGCAAGTGGCCTAATCATGGCCTATTTTATTTTATTAATAATTCAACAACTTATGAGTAACTTAGTTGCTGATATTAAATCTGTTCAAGGCATAACTAAAATGCTTATTACTAGAGCCTCCATAATGAACAATGACATTATACGCATAGACACCATTGTCAGTAGTGCTTTAGATATACCTCCAGATCTTGACCGCATAGCTAGAGCAGAAAACTTTGTTGAAGACGGCAAAATAGATGCTCGGAGAGATTGATGGAGGTTGTTGATCTCATACAAAAGTTTGGTTTTCCTACAGTCATGGTTATAGGTCTAGGCTATTTTGTTTACTATGTATGGCAAACCATTACAAAAACCATAGATCCTGCTGTGTCTGAGATGAAAACTACGATTATCAGACTGACCGATCAGCTTCGACTACTTGACCAAGATATGATACGCTTAAAAGAGAAGGTCGACACTGTTGTTAGGCTAAAAGAAAATGAAAAAAGTAATATTCAAAAATCCTCTCATAAAAATAATAAGTAGTTATATCTTATTATTCACACCTTTTATATTTGGAGATGAAATTAAATTCGGCTTCAAATCCCCCTCTTTCAGCGGTGTCGGAACTTCGGCTCATTATTTAACTATTGAGAATCAAGAATTTACCAGGCGTGAGGCCTTAGAGGCAGAAATTAAAGCCTTAAAAGAGGCAGCAAAACGTGAGGAAGAAAACACGACGTTGGCTAGATTCATTCGTAATTTTGAATCCAGAATTTTCGCTCAGTTGTCACGTCAATTAGTTGAACAGCTGTTTGGTGAAAATCCAGCAACCTCTGGATCCTTTACTTTATTTGACAACATAATAAGTTGGACCTCCGATGGGACATATATAACATTAACCATTTATAATACTTTAGATGAAAGCACTACCGAAATCACTATTCCTATTGGCGACTTTGGCTTTGGTAGTTAGTTGTACGACGCATCAAAAGTATGTCTCACCCTGCTTAAAAAACCCAGACCAAGACTACAAAGACCTAGTAACTATTATTGGTGAGCGCAAGTGTTTTTCTAAATCAGCCTTTATAAATCGTCCGATTACAAAAGAAATACTAGAGGTTCCTGCTCCAAAACAAAAACCTGTGGTAGCTGTTTACAAGTTTAGTGACTATACCGGGCAAAGAAAAAGTGTAGATGGTTATGCTAATTTTTCTACTGCAATGACGCAAGCGCCAGAAACATACTTAATAAGAGCACTGAAACAATCTGGCTTCTTTCGTGTAGTTGAGCGTGGCGGTATAGACCACATTACAAAAGAAAGGCAGATAATTAGATCCACTCGTGAAAAGTTTGATGAAAGAAATGACCAGCTTCCATTGTTATTTGCTGGCCTTATCATAGAGGGTGGCATAGTAGACTATAATACTAATCTGCTTACAGGTGGTATTGGTGCAAGATACTTAGGTATTGGCGCAAGCAAGCAATATCGAGAAGATACTGTGCTGGTTTCTATAAGAGTTGTTTCAGTCAGCACAGGTGAAATACTACTTGAAAATTTAACAACCAAAACAATTTTATCAGTAGGAATATCTAAAGATTATTTTAGATATATAGCAGATGGTCTTGAATTAGTTGAGTATGAGTCCGGAAATGCCATGAACGAAAGTAAGTCTATCGCTTTGCAAAGCGCTATAGAAATTGGTATCGTTGATATTATAAACCAAGGTAGTGAGTTAGGTTTTTGGACTTTTACGGAGAACTAATGAGATATTTATTTATTTTTTTATTCTCAGCTACCTTATTAGCTGATAATGAAATTTATGTAGATCAAAGCGGCTCTAATGCTTCTATTGATCTCGAACAGCTAGGATCTACCAACCTTATTGGTGGAACTTCGGCTTCCTCTGGCTCTATGACTGCTTTGGATTTAGACGGAGCTACTATGGTGCTAGACATTAACCAAATAGGATCTAGTAATATTTTTAGATCAGATGCTATAGACGGCGGTAACTTTACAGGTTTTTTTGAGTTTGATGGCGACAGCAATGTTTGGGACTTATTGATGAACTCAACAGGTCTTAGTTCAACAGACTATGTAAATTTAAACATCGATGTTACAGGCTCAAGCAACACTGCTGACATAAAAATAGGCGAAGATGATGATGCAAGTTATCTGGACTTGGATTGGATTATTACTGGCGACAGCAACGATCTTGATTTTGATATTGATTACGAATATGCAACAAATTATATGGACATCAACGGATCAACGAACACAGTAAACTTTACTGGTAGTGGCTATGGCGCAAGCTCAAGCGACGCTGGATATTTTTACCTTGACCTCGATGGTAGCGGTAATACTTTTAACATAGATCAAACATCTACTTTAGCTCGTGACTGGCTTAAAATTATATCTAACACTTCTAATTCTAATATCTGCGTCGTTCAAAGCGACGGCGGTACAAGCACAAGTTGCTAGTATCGGTGATATTACAGAATTAAAAGGTTATGGGCAGGTAGTAAGAGGCCAGGCATATCCAGCTGAATTAGATTTTGATATTGCCTCAAACGATGAGGTGCAAACACGAGCTGGTCGTGTAGCTATAACTTTTCTTGATGACAGTACAGTAAAGCTAACCGAGCACTCACAACTACTGATTGATAAATATGTTTTTGATCCAAACCCGGATAAATCAGAAATGGCTTTGCAATTTGCTAGCGGTACTATTCGTTTTATATCTGGCAATGTAAATAAACTTAATAAAAAAAATATAACTCTATCTACGCCGACTTCACAGATTTTTGTGAGAGGCACGGATTTCACAGCCACAGTAAACGAGCTTGGCGAAAGTTTGATAATTCTTTTGCCCGATCAGTTTGGCGACGCTAGTGGCGAAATATTAGTAACGACCGCAGCAGGGCAGGTTGTACTAAACAAACCCTACCAAGCCACCACTACAACTGTGTTTGAAAGCACACCATCTAAACCTGTTACTTTGGATATATCATTAGAGTTTATAGATAATCTGCTTATTGTTTCACCGCCAAAACAAGAAATATCAGAAGAGGAAGTACAGCAGACACAAACCGCTGATTACTTAGATTTTACAGACTTAGATGTGGATTTATTAGCAGAGGATTTATTAGAAGAAGATCCGGACTTTGATTTTACAGAGCTTGATATTGACCTATTAGATGTAAATTTTCTTGAGGATTTGTTAGATGTTATTGATGATTTAGATACGGAGGAAGAAGAAGACCAGCTTACTAATTTTGTTGCTGGTATAAATATAGCAGGCACAGCTGTAGGTCAAGACAGAGATACTCAAATAACCACACTAATTCAAGGCAGCCAAGTAAAACTAATTCGTACAGTCAATCAAAGTGCCCAGGTTCTTGTGAATGGCGATCAGTCTTACACAGTAATTTTTATACAAGACGGCGTATCTAAGGTTGTGCAAATCAATGGTACAGGCAACTCAAGCATAACAATAAGGCAAGGTTCTTGATGAAGAAAGTTATATTCACCACATTTATAATACTGTTACTGCCACTGTTGTTTCAGTTATATCCTTTACAGATCCTAAAATTACAAATATTTGATGCTTTTGTAGAAGAACAACAACCAAGTGGCAACTTTGTAATTTTAAGTATCAGCGAAGAAGACATAGAAAAAGAGGGTGGTTGGCCTATACCCAGAAGTCGTTTAGCACAAATACATGTAGATTTATTAAATGCAGGTGCGCTTGGTGTTGGTTGGGTAGTTAGCTTTCCACAACCCGATCGTTTTGGTGGCGATGAAGTTTTTTTAGAAGCACTAAGCTATGGCCCATCTGTTTTATCTATATATGAATATAACAATGGTAAGTACCCACCGACTACGGGCACTGTTTTGCTCGGTGACAATATATCTGGTATATCTGCCTCTGGAGTCGTAGAAAATACACAAATACTACAATCTCTCCCCCAAGGTATTTCCTCGGCTCCAACAGAGGTGGATAATCTGGTAAGACGCATACCTTTGTTGTATCAAACACCAGATGGTTTTGTACCGAGTTTCGGAACCGAAGTGTTGAAAATGAT